AGTGGTTGTCAGTTTGGTCATCGCCAAAATAAGTGGAACCCGTTGCATCAATAAGCGCGATGTCCTCAACGTGGTACATGCTCGCAGAGATGGTACCCGACACCACCAGGGTGCCTGTCAAGACGAGCGTGTGTGCTGCATAGCCAGTAGTAGAGGCTGTGTGGTAGAGAAAATTGATTGTGCCGGAAGTATTACCGGCACCGCTCATAAATTGTACTGAACCGGTTGGACCGAATGCGCCACCGTCTGAGCCGGTGTCCGCACAATTAATATATGCCCAACCAAACTTCGCCATGGGGCTAACCTACCCCCGTAGAACCTGACCAACTGGGACCGAGAGAACCACTTGTTCTATAGTTGTCGATAGATGTCAAGCCTGCCGCTATGTCTACCCCGTTACAACCATCGCCATAAAGCCATAGTTCTGACACCTTAACTTCTAGGCGACCCGTGGATGATCCAGAAGGTACAGTAAAGTAATTGCTTCCGCTTACTCCGCTCTCGGAATATCCCACTTTGAGTGTTGCGCCACCGGTAGTTGAGTGATTGTTGATCACCACCCATCGTGTCACATAGGGAAATATAACCTTCTCGGCATTTTGCGCGTCGATTCCCCCCGATGCAAAGGGACGCCCACTTACCTGATACGCCGGGGTGTGATTGATTCCGACATTCATCTGCCATGACGAATTCCAATTAGCCATTAAAAAACCTCCAATTTAACTGTTTCATTATAAATAGTCATCTTTTTCTTCTATTGCGCCTTTGTTCTGCTCTTATACGTTTTTGTTTTTCTCGTTCTCGTTGGCGATGGGCGCGTTCTCGCTTTTCTTTCTTTACTATTGAAGGTTTTTTATAATATTTTTTCTCTCTGTATTTTTCTATTATCTTCTCTTTTTTACATTTTTTAACAAAACGCCGAATCATCTTTTCTGTGTTGTTCCCACATTGTCGAGAAGTTACTAATACATTAGCTCCCTTTTTTGTCATTTAACACCTACTTCATTGCGCTCCAAATTTTGGAGGCATCTCCTACTAAAGCACCAATATCAACACCAGCATCCCCGGGACTTCCCAAGTCAACCGAACCTGCACTGGGCACTGACATGTCTTGCTGAGCAAGTGGCGCCGTATCTTCGAATAAATTTACCCCATTATACGCATCTTTTCCAATAGCGTCCATCAATTTCCTTTTTTGTTCCACGATCCTTCCCATGTTGGGGCCGGCTCGTCTATGAGGCACTGGCTTGGGAGGCACCCGTTGGGGTTCTACTACGTGCGAGGGCTGAAGGCCGCGGGCTACTTCCGATACCACATTTGATAAAAGACCTTCTTCTAAAAGTATTTCGTGTATACACTCTTTTACTAGTGGTTTAATTGCTTTTTTTAATTCTGACTTTTTCATTTTATTCCTCATTTAGAATTTCGTTCAACAAACGATTAATTCTATCCCCCCGTGTAAAGACATTCGGCTCTCTTAAATCTTTTGCTTCCTTCATCATGTAGGCGCCAGGAGTGCTGGGCTCTGAAACAAAGTCAAAACAAATTAATTGAAAATCATCTTCTACAATGGTTTGGCCACTGTTTTCACTAACAGAGCCCATACCGCGAGATGAAATTCCGAGGCTAACGCCCGAACTCACCAACTCTTGTAAAACTTTTCCAGCAGGAGTGTTGAGAACCTTCACCTTCCCCATTACATCTTTGCTGTCCCACCATATTTCTGTAACGAGGTGGGAGGCGTTTTTAAGATTGATGACTGAATCATCGGGGTGATCTAGTTCTCCAAGGGCCCGGCGCTCTTTTACGAGCTTTTGGTAATTTTCCACTTCTCTCATTAATACACGATGCGGGTAAACCCTTCCGTTACCATTTTGTACGTCTGACTTCTGCATAATTCCTGATAAGATCATGCCGCCGTTGGTGACGTATCTTTTCTCCTCTTCTGTTAAAAGATCCTGGCAAACGCCGCCTTCGCAGAGTTCATAATATTCTCGCAATAAAACCTTTCCCATAGCTAACTTCCTTTACAACAATGTCGAACCGGCTGAAGCATCCACTTTTGTGTCCAAATGTTTGTGTTCATGTTTAATCCCTTCATCTCCAAAAATCATGTTTAAGATATATGATGTTCCCGATGATAACCATCCCAATAAAAAGAAATTCACCGCGGTTACGTCAACATTAAATAGTTGCGTGAACGGAGAAAGTAACATCAAAAACCATCCCACGTGAAATCCAACGCACATGGGACACCTAAAGAGTTCTCCGAGTTTTCCCTCTGTTGGCCTTCTACCATCAAAAATCTTTCCATATACTATACCTTGTGTGAGCCCATAGGCGCACAATATAAAAGTTAATAATTCCATTTATACCTCTGCTTGTTTTTCAACTACTATATCTACGAGTCCGAATGCTATTTCTAATCCATCTTCCACTTCTGCATGGCTACTCGCCTGGACTAGATCTATGGCGCCCTTTACAAGATCCGGATCGGCATGACCTTCCAGACTCAAACCTTTAGCCATTAATGCGAGTGCCAAAATTGGCGCGCCAAATTTAACTATCTTCTGAAAAATGGGTGACTGTGCAATCACATATGCATGAGCGCCGGCTGCTATTCCAAAATCTTGCAAAACCCCCTCATCTTGGACCGCGGGGGAGCCGGGGCCCGGGACGCCGGGTTCTGTGGGCTGGTTAAGTCTGTCTTTAGCTTCGTCTTCCAGATCAACTATCAATTCGGCGGCGCCTTTTATCTGGGGGTCTTTTAAAAGTGCGGTGAGCACTCCTTGTAATTCATTCTTATCGGTGGTTTGTGATAGACGTTGGACAAATTTCTGAGTCATGGCAGGATCTTGTTTAAGTTTGTCTAAATTTTCAATTATAAGAAATCTATTCCAATTTTCCATTATTAATTTCATCTCATTCATAATGGGTACCTTTAAATGGTATATAGATAATTCAATGCATAAGGATCTCTAATGAAGCCCGGTCTGATGGAACCCTTCTGAGTTGCCTGTGGTACTTCACCAAGTTCGGTGGAGTCGGTCTTGTCGGGGTGAATTAATTCATCATCAGACATAGATACGATTGCCTCTGTTTGTTCGAAGTAAGGACGCTCTTCATCAATAAAATTTGCAATATTGATTAAAGCTAACTTGGGCGCGCTTATATCTTCAGAATGTGGCTTCTCCAAGGTGGCCTCGAAAGCTCCAAAAAAAGCACCGGCTTGAACTGACTCTGGCAACACGACGCCTTTTTTGTGCAAATAACTAAAGAGCCTGTTTTGGGCCCCATATACCAAATCATTCATCGTCTCTTTGGGGAATGTAACAATTTTGTTTTTAGCAGAAGAGAGCACTATATCTATATCGCCATGATCAAAAATCATTACATCGCCGGTGAGACTTTTCCGCACATCCAGTTCAAGACGAACCTTCTTTTCGTTAACGCCTTTTCCTATTCTAATTATTACTGCCATCGTCAAAGATATCCTTTACAATTTGTTGGGTTTTAAGGACCGTGCTTAAAATTTCTTTATCGGGGGGCGCCCGTCGGTACGATTCCAGCTTGAGAATCAATTTTCTGGTCTTGTCGATCATCTCGGAATCTTGAGATATGATATCGGTCGAAAGAGCTTCCTGAAGTTTTTCTTTCATTCTCGCAATTTCTTCATTTAGAAAAATCTTTAATTCCAGAGCGTTATCAGCAAACGAATTTATATAATGAGTCAATAAATTTCTTTGTTCTTCTAATAGATTATCGTTATATTTGTCATTGAACTTGTTTACAAATGACCTATACACAGTATTATCAATAGAGGGCGACTCGTGGGAAAGGGATTTAGAACTTAACATACCTTCCACTATTTGAGTCTCAAGAAGTACTTTGTTTTTGGGAGAAGTTTTGTTAGAAAAGATTTGCGCAATTGTAGCAAGGGTTTTGTAGTTGGGCACATAGTTGCTAAAGACGGTGGGGGACACTTCTTTATTTATATCGTTAATCAGAGCGGTTTGGCTCTTAAACAAATCTACGTGATTAATCGCTTCCTTTTGTTTTTTGGCTTCCTTAAGAATCTTTTCGGAAATTAACCGATCACTTGCGTAACTTTCATACAGAGACCGATAGCACTCAAGATCGTTTCGAAGAGTGGCGTCAGCTTTAAAATGTTTTTTGATTAAAGATACAATTTTCTTCTTTTTCTCGTGCTGTTGTCTTAAAATAGCCAACGTTCCCTCACGCAAAAGCGCTTCATAAACGAATGCAGTATTTCTTTTTTTATTATGTTTTACTTTCATTATCGGACTCCGTCTTTAACTTCTCCTTACTATCGAGTTCTTGTAGCAGATGACGAACTGAATCGTTTATCTCGAATAACTGAAGTTCTTCGGACTGCTCCTTCACGTTATAAGTAGAACGATCATCTTCATAAATACCTGTTCCTAGTCCACCCATCTGCGACAAAGTTTTCAGATCCGTATATCCGGGCACTACATTACGCAATGTGCTGCTGCTTTTTTCTTTAGAATGCTTTGATGCGTAAGAACGACTTCGGGCACCAGCACTTCGTTTGTCAGATTTAACGGGAGTATATACCTTCCCCTTGGCGCCAGGGGTTAAGCGCGGTGCGTTTCTAGAGCCGGGCGGTACTGCCAACAGGGGGGATTCTTCTGCGGCGCCTTCTTCTGCGCCGGCTTCGGCAGCTGGCATTTCTTCAGGGCCTCCAAGGTCGCCACCCAATTCATCTCCAAGGCCCAAGTCACCTCCTCCTAAGTCGCCTCCAAGGGCGCCCCCTTCTCCGCCGGCTGCAGCTTCTGCAACTTGTTGAAGTGATGCGTCTTGTTTGCGGTCATAATACATTTCTCTCTGGTTTCGAATAAATTCTTCATGAGACATCCCAAAGATCTTTTCAGTAACCCAGCGACGAGAGAAAAACCCTTCTGTGGCTGCGGCGGCGATATCAAACTTTTGCTTCCAGTGTTCGATCTCTTGAAGTTCTGCGATTTTAGAGGGATTGTTGAGGGATAGATCAAATGCTAACAAGTCATCTCCCCTAAATCCCAGTGTATAGAGGTGGATGATCCCCACCTTGGTTAATTCAGCAATGATAACTCTTTGTAGTCTTTGGATGGTTCTGGAGAATCTGATGTCTTTCTGAGCCAGTGTAGTTTTGTCTTCTGTCGCCTCCTCTCCCATAGAGAGATATGCCTGGGGAACCTTTAATGCGGCGAATAACTTGTCTCTCAAATATTTAACATCGTCAATTTGGGTAATATTGGCGGCGCCAGGGAGAGAGGTAATATCGGTTACCGATCCAGGGCGCACGGGAATGAAATAATCCTCTTCAATGGACATGGGGTTATATCTTAAATCTACGCGGCCTGAGTCGGCATCGACTACCGAATGTCTCTTAAGTTGTGTTACAATCTTCTGCATGTATTGTTCTACGTCTTGTGGCGGAATGGCCCCTACATCGATCTTAAATACACGCCGTTCCGAAGAACGAATAACCCTGTAGGCCATCATCGCGTCTTCCATAAGAGTAAGCTGGCGCCAAATGCGGCGGGCGGGCTCCAGAATCGAAGTCCCGTACGGTGCATACTTATCGTTACCAAGAATACGGAAATGGGCAACCTGCCAATTTTCAAAGGTCATTCCAGCGGAATTCCATTGATATTGAATGTAATTCGGATTTGTTGAGTCTTCGCCTTCTAGTCTTTCGATCTCTGCAGGCGGCAGTGCTATAACCGATTGAACCCCATACTTGTCATCAATGTCTAAATACAGAAAGAAGTCCCCGTACTTACACATTGTGCGCGCCCAACCGAATAGATTGTATTCCAGATTTAAAATATTAGAATAAAGAATACTAAGTACTGCGGTAATTTCCTCATTGGGGCACTTGATATTAAGCATTGGGCGTAAGTCAGAGTATGTGGTCATTTCATCTGCGTAGATATCCATCGTCGAGGCGATCTCCGGCATGTACTCCATTTGATCAAAATCCACATAGCGCTCGGAACGCCTTTGATTTTGAATAGCGTTGGATGCAATAGTGTCGAGGGGATTGTAAAGAGACTTTTTAAACTGCTGGCCAGAGGCAGTTTTAAAACGTGACGAAAATTTATCTAAATGTTGTCGACGAATGCGCCGGCCGCTCTGGGAGCGGTAATTAATGATAGGCCCTGAGAATAGTCTCGTAAGGGCTTTAAAGAGTGTCGCTTGTTTATTTTTGGGATTATTTTCTCTGGGCATTTAATTTCTCACTTTATTATCCATTTATATTGATCATATAAATTTTTAGCATCATCTATTTTATCAAAAATATTATCTTTTTTGTAGCCTTGCTGTCCTTTAATCTGTGTATTCAGCGTTGTTGTGGTTGTATAGATGGCATCTATAAACGCTTTTTGGTAGTTTAGGTCGCGCGCGTTTGCTTGAAGTGCGGTGTCTCGCACCCAGCATGCAATTGCAAGAGCTATGATTAAATCATCATGATATCCTTTCATCGCCTGCGGCTTCCCATTCTTCCAAATAAACGTCTTCATCTCATTAACTGTGCGAGATGAATATACTTTAATTAGTTTATTTCTGATAAACTCTTCCAATTTCGCCACTATAAGAGGGCGTGTCTTCATTGTTGTTGTAAAACCTGGAATGGCGCTTGTACGAACTTCAGCTTGATACTGCTCGATGTATTCGTGGGTGGACTTAATTGAATGATACAAATTGGGATATCTATATTCAATGAGTTTCTCTAGAATTGAATAGCCAACGTTATTGTTTTCCACCACCAGCATGCACCCACCATATTCTCGTCCTACTTGGTTGAGCATATTTGCATACATGTCTAAACTTGGCTTTCCTTGATACTCTCCAACTATCTCTAGTGTTTCTAATTTAATGATATGAAATGCGGAATGGTCTGCGCCGTCGCCGCGGGCCACATCTGCCACCATTAAGTAATTACAAGTCGGGTCAAACTCTTCCCAGATCCAAAAATTCCGATCAAACCCAGTGCGATGTTTGGGCTCCTTAATGGTGGCTAACAACCAATCTATACACTCGGGATCGATGACCGTTTCGCCAGATGTATTAAAGTTGCATTCCAATTCTTGTGCAATCTGACGCTTGGACATGTTTTTAGTTTCTTTCTGATACCACTCTTCGGCTCGTTCAGGATGAACTTGCCATGGCAGAATTGTTAAATGAAAATTATTACTGCCGGCCTCCGCTTCGACGCATGCTTTATGAAACCAATTACCCACCCCGTTAGGTGTTGAAAGCGCGATACATCTACCACCGGTTGAGAGTGTGGGATATAATCCAGTCCAGAGTTCTTCTAATCCATCAATGTGGGCTGCCTCATCCAGCACCAATAATGACAAGGCTTCGGAGCGGCCGGCGTCTCCTGAAGTGGAGGCGGCTTTGATGGAAGAGCCATTAAAAAGCTCGAAGGAGGTACGATTATCTACGTTGATTTCCGATATTTTTAGCCAGTCGGGGATATTGCGCATGATACTTTTGACCTTTTTAACTAGGTTTCCTGCTGTCGCGAACTTAGTTGCCATAACCAATATGGCCTTGTCCCGATGAAAGAGCATCATCCATACAATATAGCCTGCTGTAATCGTCGATATTCCAAGTTGGCGCGCTTTTAAAATTACATTAAAGCGATAATCGTTAAACTCTTTTAAGAGGTCGTCTTGAAAATCGTATGTATTGAATAAAATTAATCCATGGAGAGGGTGAGAGATGCGAGCATAATTGTTAAGAAAGTAAGATGGGTCTTTACCACACTTTAATATTTCTTTGACTCGCTGCTTTTTGTCTAGTTGAAAACTCATACATCTTTCAGGGCCTCTATTACTTCTTCACGGTTAGCAAGACCGCCTTCACCATCTAATACAATCATCTCTTCCATTCCGTCTATTTCCATCATGTCCTTTAATACATCGTCTGGTATTTTATCGGGCGATGTTTCCAACATTTCGTAGTATTCTGACATATCGATATCGCCGGGCTCGTCGTCTAGCACATCGTACACTTCATCATCGCCGCCCATGTCATGATAATGGCCTTCTTCAAGAACTTCGCGAATAAGCTTCACCAACTCTTCAAGCCGGAAGCCGGCCGTTGGGCGCCCTTCGGCGCCTGGGGAATATAGCGTTTCCTCCCCGGGGTAGTCTTCGTCTCCGGGAGAAGATAGTTCGACTCCGGGAAGCTTTTCAAAAACTGCTTGAAAAAGCTCGGATACGTGCTCCGGATCTCTTCCTCGGATCATTTGGCTGATGGAGGATATAATGTCTTCATCGGTCATATCTGCTGAATGTGGAACTTCCATCGGGTAAGTCTCACTCGAAGTCGCATCTGACTGATCCGGGGCCGGGGGTACCTCGGGCGGATCTGGAACATCGCGCTCGTCGTCGTCCATCCAGTCGGGCTTAGGACCACCCTTAATGTGGGCGATCAAATCATCCACCTTGGATTCGTCCAAACCTTCTTCATGAGCATATTCTTCAAGAATAATACGATAAAGATCGTAACGAGAAATATTCATAACTATTTCTTCCTGGTATCATTCTTGGGGCGCTTGCCCTTCCACCCACCTTGGTTGAGAAATGTTTCCCAGCTACGCTCAAGTGGCGCGCGAGAGTTCTCGGCATTGTTCATTTCTTCAGTTAACCCACCTACTTTAAAGACTTTCTTCGCTTGTACCCACGAACGAACGCGAGAAGAATTTTGAACCACGACATCAATCTCTCCGTGTTCGGTTAACTTTACTGAGTTTCCAGTGACTTTTCTATATTCTTTCTTGAGCCAGCCGGCAATATCGGTAAGTCGTTGATCTATTTCAGATTCAAAACCAGCGGCATACACCTCTTTTAGTTGAATTTCAGATTGATAAGTTAAGGCCATCATATCGCCATAAAACTTCACATTAAATCCATCCATGACTCTTTGATCAATGAGGGCGTTCCCCTCTTCTCTTCGAAGCACACCGGTTTTGACTGGTTCATAATCTTCTCCCAATGCACCGTCATATGCGTTCGCTGCAGCCTGGGATAATCCCTGTATAATTTCGTAAACTGTTGCCATTAGTGGTCTCCTCTTCTTTTCTTATATTGTAAATAGTGTTTGGTGGGTGAAAGCACTTCGGATACTTTTGTGTTATCTCGTTGCGATTCAGCAACACTTTGTTGGGGCACTTCCCCAGCAGTACTCGGGACTATTTGTTTTTGCAATAGTTTCATAACGCGTTGAATGGCCGCCTTCTTGTTGTTTAGTTCGACGCCCGGCATCTCAGCAAGAGTTAATAAAAACCGATCAATCTGTTGTACAATTCCTCTTTCTAAGTTAGATAGTTCTGGGTTGGCCTCTTGTCTTTGTTCTTTACCGGCGGCTGCGAAACTTGCGCCACCCATGGACGACGTCTTCATCTTTTGCGGATCGCCTTCTATTTCTTTCAGGACTTCGCCGATTATTTCTTTAAGTGCTTTTGAGGTTAATATCATTTGGGCGCCATCCTTTTATCCATCTTTCTTCCCTATCTTCGACATGTTTAATATAGCATTGATGACAACAATTAAACTTGATGAAACAAACATCATCCATAGACTTCTTTGGAAAAGCTCCGCAGATAGAACAACACTTTAAAGATTCTCTATTAAGTAGTTTTTTTGATACCTTAATGCCATTAATGTCAATTTTATCATGCCACTCTTCATTTTTCTTTGTTTTTTTATAAAACTCTCGCATTTGTTTAAGATATTCTTTTTCTTTGGTTTCGTCCCAATTGGCATGCGGGTTAACAATCGTCTCTGTTCCATACTTTTCTGCGATGGCTTTCTCGATTGCTGCAATCTGGTTTAGGTTTTTATCTTTCATCGAACGCTTTATACGCTCCGTATGTGGCAGCAGACCCGGCCACAATACCACCGACGAACCACCATGTTTTATTGCGTGGGGATGTCTTTTTTAATGACTTAACAAGTGCTTGAATCTCTTTATCTTTTTGCGTGATAAACAGATCATACTCGGCCGCGTGGGCCGTGTGTTCAATTTTTAAACTTTCTATTTCTAATTTGTGATACTCCTGCAGCTTGTTCAATTCATATTGCACCTTAATATCGCATGCGTTCATGGCGATATCGCATCCAGACAGAATCTCGGCGGTTGCTTCTTTATCAAATAAAACGCCCTCAAAGGGCGCACAGTGACCTTCCCCAAGAATCGTAAACCTCGGAGTCTCGGCTGATGCCGATAGTGTAAACAGCAATAACAGATTAAGGAACATACTCAAACCCAAATGTGGTTTCTATATCTTTAATTAGTCCTTCTTTGTCTTCGCTGAATTTTCTAACATAATCCCGCGTCTTTTTTTGTCGCTCTTCTTCTAGCTCTTTTAAGGTTCTCTCATAATCATCTTCAATCGCAGCAATAGATTCTAGATAGCTTTCCATAAGGAGTTGCTTTTGTTCTAATTCTTTTTGATGAATTTCT